ATAGCGCTAAAAAAAGAAGGCGTTAAAAAACCTATTTGAAAGTTAATTGCTGTTTTTATTACATTTATCATTCAGAATCTCCAAATTTTATTCCCAATTTTCTTTTTCATTTTTAAACATTATATCTAATTTTCTTTTTTCAGTTTTATAATTTAAGTGTTTATAAAGTATACTAACTAGTAAAGAAACAAAAGCAATTACAATAGCAATTACTGTAGAATAATGATTTACATATGCTGCAAAACAAGCCCACCCACTACAACCATAAGTAACAAAGTCTATTGCTTTAACTACTGTTTCAGGATGTTTAACTATCATTTAATATCCTTATTTTTATTATGGTAATTTTTTATAGTAAAATCACTATCTTCCTCTGGGTATTCTATTTCAACATGTCTTACTCTTAAATACTCATATAGCAATGTATATCCTTTTTTCTTTGTATACCACAAAGACATTGAGTATCCAAGCATAATTAACCAAGGACAAAATACTGCTGCAAATATAACTAAATTCCATTGATTAGTATCGTCCATATAAATATATGGAGACAAAACTGATTGTAATAATATTTGAGTTAATGCACCCATAGGCGCACCAATAGCTACTGCATTAACTAAACTTTTTTTGTACGTCCAAGGCGGATTTTTTTCTTGTCTGTTTATACGTTTTAAGTAAAGTTGCATATAAATACCTATTACTGTATTTATTAAGCAAGGTAGAAAAAGAATTATTAAATAAGCGTACCATGGTATATCTGTCATTTGGGGTACTTATCTTTAACAGCTTTAATACTTTCTTTCCAACCATCAATACCATTATGATAAAGGTCATCTAGTTGGTCTTTTATTTCTGGATAGTCTTTTTTGCGGTTATCGTGATATTGCATTGCAAGTACTTTTGCTACAATAACGTCTTTAGCAATAACATCTCCTTTATGCCATGTGATTCTATCAGGGTCATTATCTATAACCGCAACTTGTGCATCAGAATTTATTGCTCTTATTGCTTCTATTACTGAGCCAGTATTTAAACGTGCCATGCTATGCTCCTATCTCAAGTAGTACAATTGTACTTTTACCACTGTCACTGCCATCAGTTCTCTGGATATTCAGAGTTCCACTTTGGTCATGTCGCGCCATTTGCGTTTTGTACGTCAAAGCCGTTGTGGTAGATGGACTGTCAAGCGCATAGACTGCATGATAAGCTCTTACATTGTCATCATCACCAAAGTTAATAGCATCAAATATTGTAGTTGTTGCACCACCACTTACTGTACGTTTTATTACGAGTTGACCAATTGACCTTCCATTATGGTCAACTGACTGTGAAACTAAAACAAGCACTTTGCTAGTTGTTGCCGCACAAGTTATGGAAGCTGTTAAAGT